AAATGGTTTTTTATTCTTTTTAGAGTCTCTATTGATATTGGCAAGCAAGGATGTCTGCAACGCTATTGGAGCTTCAGCTTCGTGCAATGACTTTCTTTTGTAAGACAAGGCACTATCATATGCCTCAAGTACATACATGTAAGGTAAATTATGGTAATTCTGCAAGGAGAACTCTGTGTCTCCTACAAAGATTTGTTTCAGCTGCCAGTATATCTGTTCAAAAGGGACAGTCGTTCCCCATTCTCCATTTTTTACTTTCCCACAATTTCAGCAGCCTCTTCATCTTTTGTTTTCTTTGGTTCAGTATTTAAAATTTTCTGCTCTTCCTCTTCATACAGCTTGCTAAAATCAGCAAGTAATTCTGGCTGAAGTTCCATCGTATCTTCTAATGTCCAGTCAGAATCAATCCTTGATTGGATTAAAATTGTTGTACAGGCGATTGCTTTGCGCTGCAATGATTCAACCATCTGGGTTTGAATGCCAGCAATATTATCGCCATAATCAGCTGCAACGCTAGAAGCTAGCGCCCCACTTGAGCTGCCACTAATAATATCAACAATTAAGTTATAACCTTTTTCTACAGTAATTTTCTTTTCGCGAGAAATTTGACTTGCTAATTTTACGATAGATGCTACTCCATCGCTACCTTGCATTACAGTATCAACAAAAGATTTCTCCGCAACACTTAGGTATCCTCTTTTCTCGATTTCGATAACTCCAACTTCTTCATTGCCTAGCCGCACAGGCCGGGACTGCATTCTCGGAGCAATTACAAACGGTAATTTCGCCATAAGGGTCACAAAGCGACGTAGTATTCCTATCAGATTAAACCTGCTATCTTTTGAGTAAAAATCAAATTATATTCTTTTTCAAAATCAAATTGATCAACAGGGCCTTGACCGTATAAAACAGAGTCTACCCATGGCCTGCCTGGGTAATATTGTTTAATTTCTGGATTGCCATACGGATTAAAATATCCACCATAATGAACGATTGCCGCGTAATCTTCACCATACGAAATGCTTATCTCACCATTCTCGACTGAGACGATTAAGCTATCTCTTAATCTTCCTGTGTCAACAATATCTCTCGTATCACCTTCCCAGTCCCAAACAGGACTTTGTATGGAGGCATCAAGAGCGTCTTTTAATTTCAATGAAATCTCGTTTAAAGTTTGATCGTGAGCTTTTTTTAGTTGCTCAGGAAGTCCATTAATAAGAGCATCTAAATTATTTTGTTTTAAAGAAAAATCAACTACAACTTTACCTAGGTCCAGTTCATATTTGTCTTGACTAATTTCTTTAATTTTTACTTTAATCTTTTCTATTTCATCTTTTACAAATTTCCCCGCTTCGCGCAAGCCTTGCGTTTTCAGTTTGTAAGGCATTAGTTTTGGATATCAGAACCTGTTAGCTGAATCTCGACACCACCAATAGCTGGGTAAATAATTTCATCAATTCCATCGCCACCAAATACTCCGCTGGAGCGTTGAACAATGGCTTGCATTGTTGGATCGTTACCGAGCTTGAACTCAACTTCGCTACCAGGCAGCAGGAAGAGCTCCTGTGCCGTGATGTTTGAGAAGGTAAGACCACTTAGGTCTCCTAGCCAATTAGAGGCCCCTAGAGGGGCTTTCTGAAGGGCATAGCCTCGGAAGTAAAACTGATCTCCACTGCCACCAGGAAGCATTCTTCCTTCTAGTTGTGATGCCAACGGCAATGGCTTGGATCCACTTGTTACGCCGGTATATTGAATTCGTTTGATATAACACTTGACGATATATTCAGTGCCACCAGACTTAACTGGACGGCCATTAGTAATCGTTACAGTGTTTTGCGTCGTGGCCTTGATCCGCCCGTTGTAATATGCCAGTAACGGACTAGCCATGAACACTAAATGACTAGCTTAGATTTCCGAACATTCGCCATATTTCCTGCCTGCTTTCCTTAATTTCTTAATAATTTCTTTAGATTCTGTATCAGTAATTGATTTCGCAGCTTTTTCCATTAGTTTCAAAAGTTTTTTCCGCTGCTTGGTCATGCCCACTCGTATTACTGTCCCAAATGGTAACCCAGTATTCCGGTCTGTCTAGGTATATTGATTATGCGAACAATCTTCGCGTTAGTCCCTTCTTTAAATTTTCAATGATTAAAACCACTCTTGCCTTTGCTGCTGCAGCTGCCCTGGCACCTGCTGGTGCAATTGCTGGCCCTTACGCCAACGTGGAAGCCAACTCAGGTTTCTCTGGCTCGAATTATGCCGGCACCGCGACAGACCTGCACTTGGGTTACGAAGGTAACATCGGTGAATCTGCTAGCTGGTACGCCCAAGGTGGCGCTGGCATTATTTCCCTCGACAACGGCCCAACAGAAACCGTTCCTACAGGTAAAGTAGGCATTGGCGTTAACGCTTCTGAAAACCTCAACCTCTACGGCGAAGTCAGCTTTGCCGGCGGTGTTGATGGTGCTGAGACCAGCTACGGAACAAAAGTAGGCGTGAAGTACAGCTTCTGATCTTCATTGCAAAAAGAAGGGGCTAACCAGTTAATCTGGCTAGCCCTTTTTTTATGCCTTGAGTTTTTTATCACTCATTGCTTGCTTAAATCGCACAAACGATAAAGCTTCTTCTTTTTTCTTTTTATTTAGTTTTTTTTGGATTAATAGGAGTTCAGACATTTTTTTGTCCCTCCCATTTGTATTCCTTGCCTCGATACTGGAAATTGTCGAGACCATTTTTACTTAAAGATACCTTCCAGTCCTTAGACTTTGCATTGATATCTTTGGTGTCATATTTGACACCCCTGTATGTTGCGATAGACATGATGAAAGCTCCGCTTGCAGTGAATTTTACACTAAAAGCGCGTTCCTTCAGTCAACGTGTGCGTTCCAGTCGCAATCTGACGCTTTCTTCAGTTCTGTCACTATTTCCTCTTTTACAAGGTCAGTTAGATCTTGATAGATCCAGACACGACTGATAACATCTTTTGCCTGCGAGCAGGTGATGCTAGAAGCGATCAAAAATTCCAACATGGAATGAACGTCCCGTTCCGCGTTGTCTTACTTCCGCCTCCAAAGGAGGTGAACGTACTCTAGTCTACCCTATGCTCCGTTCTCATACTGCATTATCTCTTTCATTGCCTGTTCTAACGTCTCAGCAAAGCCTTCAATGTTATGACCAGCACCGTAATCTACTAGCCAATAATAATACTTGGCATGTTTGACGATTTCAATTTTTACTGTTGTCATCCTGAAGGCTGATAAAAAAGATGGCGTTCAGCATCAGTATACTCATGGCCAGCAAGATTGGATTCATTGTCTTACTTTTGCTCTTGTTTATACTTAGTAACGCCTTTTTTCTTTAAGTATTTATCTGAGTTTAATTCTGTGACAAGAGTCATTCCAGACTTGATAAAGTCCTTGCTTTTATCTACTGGTGAATTACCCATTTTACTTCTTTCCGCCTTTTTTAGGTGGACGACCTTTCTTTGTTCCGTATGTTCCTTTACCTTGTGGCATTAGAAGACTCCAGGAAAGATTTGACCTGTTACGGCATAGGCTCCCAATGCAGCAACGATACCAAGCATCGCTAGGCGACCGTTTAGCTTTTCTGCATTTTCCATCTTAATTGAAATCAAATCTTGCTATTCTGCCAAAAAAAAGACCCTTTTTAGGGGGCCTTTGGTCTCTTCCTTTTTAAGGATAGCTATTATTCTGGGTCCGTCAACCCTGGACTTAACTCTTCTGGCGACATCGACGGCTCAAATGGATCTCTCGTTTGGTTTTTGATTACGATGAACGCATCTTTGTTATATTTTCGTACACCGTATGGTGTGGCCCATTTTTTGTTGTAGTCATCACCTTGATGGATGCCAGAAATGACTGTTCCACCAATTTCAACAACGATTTGATCGTTTAGCCCCCATCCAAGATCTTCTGCAATCCGGTTGACCTGTTCAACTAAAGTAGGTTCGCTTAGAATTCGCTCATCAGGATCCATTTTACTGAGCATAACGGCTTTAAACCTAAGTGCTTACAGCATATAAAATACCAACAAAAAACCCCTCACGCAAGGTGAAGGGCTTAAGATTATTGATTGATCTTAGATCAACCGATTGCCGGCGCAACTAAAGCAACAGGCTTTGCTTCAACTGATGCAAGGTCAAGTGGGAAGTTATGAGCATTACGCTCATGCATTACCTCCATACCTAAACCAGCACGATTTAAGACATCAGCCCATGTATTAATTACATGAGATTGATTATCAGTAATCGATTGGTTAAAGTTAAAACCATTTAGGTTGAAAGCCATGGTAGATACACCAAGAGCAGTAAACCAGATGCCAACAACAGGCCAAGCTGCCAAAAAGAAGTGGAGACTACGGCTGTTGTTAAAAGAAGCGTACTGGAAAATAAGACGGCCAAAATAACCATGAGCTGCAACAATGTTGTAGGTCTCTTCCTCTTGACCAAACTTATAACCATAACTTTGGCTTACTTCCTCAGTTGTCTCTCTAACAAGGCTGCTTGTGACCAAGCTTCCATGCATAGCAGAAAAAAGAGCACCGCCGAATACACCAGCCACACCCAACATATGGAACGGATGCATGAGAATATTATGCTCAGCCTGGAAGACGAGCATGTAATTGAACGTTCCACTGATTCCCAAAGGCATTCCGTCAGAGAAGGAACCTTGACCGAAGGGATAAACCAGGAATACAGCAGTTGCAGCAGCAACGGGAGCACTGTAAGCAACAAAAATCCAAGGGCGCATACCCAAACGATAGGAGAGCTCCCATTCACGCCCCATATAGGCAAAAACGCCAGTAAGGAAGTGAAAAACAACCAGTTGATAAGGACCGCCGTTGTACAACCACTCATCTAAGCTTGCAGCCTCCCAAATAGGGTACAAATGCAAGCCAATAGCATTACTAGAGGGAACAACAGCACCAGAGATAATATTGTTGCCATATAGTAATGAACCAGCAACAGGTTCTCTAATCCCATCGATGTCAACTGGTGGTGCAGCAATAAATGCAATAATAAAGCATGTAGTAGCAGCTAACAAGCAAGGAATCATTAAGACACCAAACCAACCGACATAAAGACGGTTATTGGTACTGGTTACCCAGTTACAAAATGTTTCCCATGACTTGCTTTCTTGCCGCTGGGCAATAATCGCAGACATAATTAGTCAAAGTAAAGATAAGCCGTCAGAAAAGACAGCTCTAAAAGTCTACCAGCGCATTTAACCTTTATTTAATATTATTTTGGTATTGATTCTCTAACAATATCTTATAAAATCCATTCTTTAGTTGGAACAAATGCTCCTGTTCTGATGCATCACCACCTGGCCACCTCTCTAACATCTCATTAATTGCCTTATACACTAGCCTAACAGAATTAATATCTAATTCAATACCATAACGTACTTCCTCCATTACCTGCACTCCTTACATTTATCAATCTCCCCATTTAAATACGGTGCATATACAGCATTCATTATCCTAAATGCTTCACATCCATTACACCATATATCTACTACCTCTTGCTTCTCCACCCATTCAATTAATTCATTCGTCTCTTTATCATTCTCAGGATGTACAGGCATCAGGATCTGTATAACGCTGTACCTTGACTACCTAAAACTCCATCAATAACCGGACAAAATGCAAAAATATTAAGTAAATCCTTCACATTTCTTCTCTTTTCAGTAACAATTGCTTCATATCTTCCCCCCTTATCTGTCTCCCACT